TCTCGATCCGCGGGCGGGGCAGATAGACGGCATGCGCCACCAGCGTCAGGCTTTCGCCCGAGGGCAGCGTGTAGCCAAAACTCATCTCGCAGGGATCGCCATTGATCGCCTGGTTGACCAGCAGCTGATCGGCGAAACGCACCTCGATCCGCCCCGTGAGGGCGGCGATGGAAGGGTCGGCCCCATCGATGCGCCCGTCCGAGCGGATGGTTTCCACCCGATCGAGATTGTTGGCATAGGTGATCTCGGCCGAGACGATGTTGCCCAGCGGCTGACCATTGCGCGTGATCGCGCCGTTGAAATGGCCGAAGCGCTGCAGGGCGAGGTCCGCTAGCGTGCCGGCAGCAGACGCCGCGGCGGTGGTTTCGCCCTGCGCCACCAGGCTCGCGGTCGCAGTCAGTAGCCCCGAGCGCTGCATTTGCCAGGAGAGTGTGTCAAGCACGCAGCCGGAATACAGCCCAAAGCGCGGCACTTCCGGCATGCCGGTCTCGATGGCCATGCTGGGCAGGGTCCAGTTCCCGGATCGGAACTCGTGGGTGTAAGGAGCGTCGGCCCCGGTCGTGGTCGGCTGGCCGAAGGCTGCCTTCAGCCAGAAGCCGAAACCCTGCGCATCGATGGGCACGACGACATTGCCGTCCGCCGTCACCGCATCCTTGATGGGCGGCAGCGGATCGCGCCCATAGCCCAGCAACTCGCTGTTCAGCAGCGGCTGCTCGGCCCCCAGCGTGGCGCTGGCAAAGGGAATGCGCGTGTAGCCGCTCGCGGGCGGCGTGCCATAAGTGGTCTCGAACGCCAGCGCCATCTGCGCCCGCGCCCCCTGGGCTCGTGCCATCGTCTTGTCTCCTCGGATTGTCGGGTGGGTCAGGCCAACGGGTCGGCTGTGGTGTAGTGCAGGATGACGGGTATGACCGCGGCTTTCAGGCTGACTGCGCCCTCCACCGGTAGGTCCACCGGGCGGGGCGCTTCCGCCTCGACCCAGTGGCAGAGCCCGCCCAGTGTGCGGTCGGCAGAGATTGCCGCGCCGATGCTGGCGCAGAGCGCGGCGAAGGTCGTGTCACGATCATTGCCCTGAACCACCGCCTCGATCTCGGCGCGGTGCTGGTAATGGTAGCGCAGCGGTGACAGCGTGACGCCGGGTTCGCCCGGCTCGCCGTCGCGCAGGATCATCAGGCCGGCGGCGGGAACGCGCTCGGGCAGCACCTCGCCGCGCAGCACCGGCACATGCGGCACCGTGCGCAACAGGTCCGCCAGGGCGGTGAGGATGGTCTCGCGAGGGGTGGGCATGGTTCGGCCAAATCCGTGCAAGAGGGCGACAGAGATGATATTGAGCTCGGTCCGGGCATCCCTGCGGCGCGTTCGTTGCTGACACGCCGCGCAGATACTTGCTATTTGCTTGAGATGGAAAACGATTCCCGGTTCATTCAGTGGCAGCATCACGCGGACGGGGCGGCGGTATCGGCTATATTTCCGGATGGGTGCCGGGATGTCTTGATTGTCCGCAACGCAGACGGACCTCTTGAAGTTGTCTTTACAGAACTGGATTTCCGGCCCCGGACTGTCGCCCTGGGTCCCGGCGTTGAGATCACTGGCTATCGCCTGCGTCCAGGCGCTCTCGTGTCGCCCAAAGCACTCGAAGCAGTTCGCGCGAATGCCGACCGGACGGAGACTGTGTTGGCAGAAGAATGCGGCGATCACAACGAACTGGATCATGCGATCGATGCGCTAGCTGCACCCGGCGCCACCGTTGAGTCCGTCGCTCATGATCTTGGGGTTTCCATCCGGACACTGCAGCGGCAGTTCATGATCCGGAACCTGCCGTCTCCGGACTTCTGGCGACTTCTGGCGCGGGCGCGCCGTGCTGTTGGAATGCTCCCGACCCGCGCGCCGCTTGCCGAAATTGCTATTGAATGCTGCTTCAGCGATCAGGCGCACATGACCCGAGATTTCATTCGGTGGTTCGGAATGAGCCCGGCGCAACTGCGTCGCAATGCGCCGGTTCTGGATGTCCTGCGTCAACCGGCGCTCGGTAACTGGACCGGTGAGCAGATCTCCACAAGATAGCCATTCGGGTCGCTGACATAGGACGTGGTCTGCCCCCAGGGTTCATCGCGAACTTGCTGCAACGGCTTCGCCCCTGCCGCCACAGCTCGCTCGAATGCAGCATGGACGTCGCCGGTTTCGAAGGCGATCTCGAACACGGGCGCCTCGGGGACCGGCCTGCCCGGAGCCTTGCCAAGCTGTTCCATCAGCGCAGTCGAGGAGAAAGCGAGCCTTGTCTCCCCGGTGGACAGTTCACCGTAATCTCCGGACTCGTGCAGAAAGCTCCGCGTGAGGGCGAACGCGCGCTCGTAGAAATCGAGCGTCGCGGCGACATCATCGACGTATAGGATAGTGTATCTCAGGATCATGCGGCATCTCCATATCAAGGGTTGGCGAACGAACTTCTGAGCATGATTGCGAGATCTGTCTTGAATGATCACGCCACTGGCGACTTGGCTCGCGCACTTTATGGCAGCATTGCAGTTGTCATCCGATCCTTCCTTCGACCCAATGCGCAACGATCGCGCCTGGGATTGCCTCCTGCGCCCGCGCTGCATCGCGAGCGAGGTCCAGCCGCCTGCGGAGCTGCACCTGCGGCACCAGCAGGAAGATCGGCACGGTCGTCACGCCTCGGCCGGTCCTCGATCTGCTTGCCACGGCCCGCCCGCGCGCATTCAGCCGACCCTCGGCGACCAGAAGGCTGGGCCCGGTTCGCCGATAGACGAAGCGCAGGCGCAGGCCCGAGCGGCGCTCCCACTCGCTGGGGGTGATGCGCCCACCGCGCGAGGATTTGCCGGCTGCGTCGGTCGGAATTGTCAGCCAGAACCCGTTGCGGGAGCGGATCAGCGGGCCGGTATCATGGGCACCGATGATGACCGGGGCCTTCGACCAGACCACCGCGGCTGTGCTAAGGCTGGGTCGGCCTTTCGGGAACTGCTCGGAGCGGATGGTGTTGGCGAGGCGCTGGCCGAGGCCTGCGCCGGTGATCTGCGCGCGCCAGGAGGATTTCACGCTGTTGCCGGCCTCGCCGACCGCCTGACTGACGGCCTGCTCGCCTGCCTTGATTTCGGCGGCCATCAAGGCGACGAGGTCCGGCGTGATGTCGAGCTGCAATCTCATGCCGGCCTCAGATCGACAGTCCAGATGAGCCGCTCGCGATCACGGACCGGCTCGCCCTGGATGAGGAAAGCATCGCCCTCGATTTCAATCCGGTCGCCGGGTCGCGGGTTCGGCACCTCGGCCACGCGCAGGTCAATGCGGGTAGTTTCAGACCAGAGGCGGGCATCACCGAAGCCCGTGACCTCGTCCGAGCGGCGGGTGACCACGCGGACGAGTTTCGGTGCGCCACCGTCCGCGACGTAGGTGGCATCGCGGGCGATATTGGGATCCGCGAACAGGTTGTCGATGGCGGCGGCGAAGACCGACATGCGCGCGCCCGTCAGTTCGAGCTGTGCAGGCGGATCGCGAGGCGCGGGCGCTTGTTCACCGGCAGGATCGAGGCCTCGGTCATCAGGTCGATCCAGCGGCCCTTGGCGTCCATCATCTGGCGGGCGTAGAGCGGCAGGCCCACGGTGTTGGCGGTCTCCAGCAGGTTCGCGGGCCCGCCATAGGTGGTGAAGGTGTCGAACGTGCCCATGGGGAAGGCGATGCCCTCGCCGGTGGGGATCAGCCGCTCGGAGGTTCCGTTCGAGAGGGTGACCGAGCCGTTGTATTCCTCGAAGAGGATCCCCGCGAAGGGGAACGCGCGGCGCATGTCCTCGCGCAGTGGCTGGCCGCCGGTGGCCGAGAAGAACTTGTAGGCGTCCTCGGTCTTGGGGTGGCTGATCAGCTTGTCGAAGAACTCGGAGCTGACCAGCGCGTGCGCGGTGGTCATGGTCTCGCCCAGCAGGTTGTCCTCGATCGCGCGCAGCGTGGTACGGACCTTGCCCTGGACGTTGGTGCCGGCGGTGCCGAAGACGAAATCGACCGAGATCTGATCGAGGCCGAATTCGGTGAAGTAGTTGTAGAGCGTGGTGCCCGCGCCATCCTTCACGATGCCGCGCAGCGCGTTCATCTCCATGTATTCTCGGGTCTGGGCATGCTTGCGGCGCATGAGCGTCAGCTTGCGGTTCATCACCTCGACCAGCGGATCGGCCGCGTCCGAGACGCCCAGCGCGGGCATGCCCTGAATGTCGGCGGGCAGGATGACGTCATCATGCGGGATCCACGGCAGGGCGAAGCTCCGCATCGAGCGCGCCTCGCGGTTGCCGACAGTGGCGGGGGCGCCCAGCGGCACGGAGGGCAGGAGGCTCAGCACCCCCTCGCGCTGCTCGATGACGATGGAGCGTTGCGTGACGCCTTCAAAACGAAACAGGCCGATCTGGCCGAGGCGGGTGTAGAGGTTGGGCAGGATGTTGATGGCCTGCGTCATCTCGGCGAGCGAATAGCCGCCCGCGTCGAACGGGTTGCGGGTGATGGTCATGGGGAACTCCGGGGAAAGAGGGGCAGGGAGGTTGGGCTTGCGGCACGTGAGCCCGGCAGGGGATCAGGTGCTGTAGGTCCGATCAGGCGGTGTCGCGGGGCACGATGCCCAGCGCGGCCAACTGGCCGTGCTTGGTGGCGGTCTTGGGCGCATCATCGACGGTGGCATCAAAAACGAGTGCAGCCCTCGAGACGATGGCGGGGCCCCGCGCGACGATCACGCCGATGGCATCCGTGGCGCTGGCATCGACCGCGTAGAGCAGTACGGCCGCGGCGGTCTGCGCGCCGTCCGAGCCGCCCGAGGTGGCGAGCTTGTACTTGCCGCTGGCGGTGATGCGCCCGAGCACGGCGCCGACGGGATAGTTGGTGCCTTCGAGCAGGGTGACGGTCTCGCGATTGTAGTTCGGATTGACCTCGTACTTGAGGACGTCGCCCGTCGTCGCGGGCTGATGAAGGACGGTCATGGCGGGGTGCCTTTCTCAGGGATGCAAGGGACCAAACCCCCGCCGCCGGGATGCGGCGGGGGCGAAGGACGGGCGGTTTCAGAGGGGTGGGCTGTGTGTCGCTGCCGGTCGTCAGGCCCGGTGGCCCGACGCCGCGGCTCGTTTCGCGGCGGCGACGATGGGGCTTTCCTTGGCGATCGGCAGGACTGGCGAGCGCGGGGCCGCCACAATGTCGCGCGCGTCGGCGGCGGCGCTGGCGCGTTCGAGCACCAGGCGGCGCAGGGCCTCGGGGGTGGTGCCCTCGCGCAGCGCCTTCGCCGCGTCGATGGCGATGCCGAGGCGGCCCGCCTGCGCCGCGATTTCGGCGATCTCCGCTGCCGCCTCGCGTAGCTGCGCCGAGAGTTCGGCCAGATTGCCAGCCTGCGGAGCAGACGGTGCGGCGGCAGGTGCCGCGGCAGCAGACGGTTGAGTTTCTGCGGGGGCCGGCTCGGCAACGGCAGGCGGATCATCGGTGGGATCGGGTTCAGCATCGTCGATGTCCGTCACACCGATCCCGGTGTCCTGGGGGCTGTCGTCGGGGTCGCTCTGGGTGGCCATGATTGCCTCCTGTCTGGGGTGGGGAAGGGATGCGCGCGTGGTGCGCATGGGGGAGAGTGTCGGGGTGCGGGACAGCATCTGGCGGAACGCCGAGAAACCTCGCGCGAGGTCAGTGATCTCGTCCGCAAGGCCAGCGGCGACAGCATCCGCCCCGCGGAAGCTGGCGGCCTCGGTGGCCATTGCTGCGTCCTGGCTCAACCGACCAGCGCGCCCGGCCGCGACGGTTTCGGCAAAGAGAAACCGCAGCACGTCGATCTCACGCTGAATGTCATTGCGCACGCCCTCGGGCAGCGGCTGATACGGATTGCCATCGACCTTGTGCTGGCCGGAGTGGATCAGCGTGACGCGCACCCCGTCCTGGTCTAGCTGGCCGCTGAGATCGGCATGGAGCACCACGACGCCGATGCTGCCCAGCGCGCCGGTGCGCGGTAGCAGGATGCGGTCGGCCTGGGAGGCGAGCGCATAGCCCGCCGAGAAGGCGTGCTCGGCGACAAAGGCCCAGACGGGCTTGGCTCCCCGGATTGCACGAATGCGATCAGCGAGGTCGAATACACCCGCGACCTCGCCGCCGAAACTGTCGATTTCCAATGCGAGGCCGCGCACGGCCGGATCGCTGGCCGCCGCTTCGATCTGGGCGGCGATCCCTTCATAGCTGGTCTGGCCCGAGGATTGACCGATCCAGCCGCCGCGATGGATCAGCACGCCCGCGATCTCGATGACGGCAATGCCGTCGACGACCGGGTAGGGCGCATCGCCATGCTGGCGATAGCTGTCGGCCAGACCGCCAGCCAGCAAGCTGGCACGGACGGGCAGGGCGGCGGAGTTGCGCACAAAACCCCCGCCATCATCCGCCGCCAGGTCGACCCGTCGTCCGAGGATGCGGGGCCCGAGGCCCGACAGGAACGCCATGGCCTTGGAGGGTTCCACCAGCAGCGGCGTGTTGAAGGCGCGCGCGGCAATGCGGGCGTGGAGCATCAGGTCTGGTCCTCGTCTGGGCGCGGGCGGTCCTCCGCGTCATCGGTTTCATCTTGTGTGTCTGCTGGCTCTCCCTCGAGAGGCACTGCCTGCACGCCCTGTGCGGGCGAGCCGGGGCGGCGAAAGTCGAGGCCCAGCGCCCGTTCGCGCGCCCGCTCGGCGGCGATCTCGCGGTCGACTTGTTCGGCGTCGTAGCCGCGCTCGGCGATGGCCTGCGTGCGGGATTTCAGGCCCGCTTCGATCTGGGCGATCTCGGCATTGGCGTCTTTCAGCGGATCGACCCAGTCCCACTTGGTCGGCAGCCAGTCGGCGGTCAGCAGCCGGGACCGGTTGGCCTCGTAACCGGGCAAGCTGAGTGCGCCAGACAGTATCGCCGCGTCCATCCAGCGCGCATAGACCGGGCGGCAGAGCTGATACACCATCACCGAATGCTGCCAGGCCGAGACGCGGCGCCGGAATTCGATCAGCGCGAGGCGCGAGTTCGAGAAGTTCCCCTTCACCATGTCGTTGGCGAGGTACGGGTAGGGGATGCCCAGCGCGGCCGAGATCTGCAGCAGCGTCCGGTACTGGAACGGCTCATAGGTCGCCCCGCTGTCGGCGGGCTGGCCTACGGTGACATCCTCGCCTGGGTTCAGGCGGACGATCTGTCCGGGGCTCAGTTCGACGCTTGCAGGGGCGTCCTCGTCCTCCGCCTGGGCGAGCGGGTTCTCCGGGGCAGGCGAGGTCACGAACATCGCGTACATCGCCGCGACCTTTTTGCGGTCCAGCTCGGCATCGTCATACTGATCGAGCAGGAACAGCTTCACGATGGCCGGGGCCAGTTTCGACACCCCGCGCAGCTGGCCGCCCTCGACCGGGTCGATCACATGGATGACCTCGGCGGCTGGCACCCGCACCACCTCGCCTGCCAGCCCCGGATCAGTGCTGTCGCCCGGGTGGCGGCGCAGGAAGTGATACGCCACGCGGCGCCCGATGCGGTCGAACTCGATGCCCTGGCGGATCGCATTACCGTTCGCAGCGGTGCCGGTCTGCTCGAGCGGCAGCATCTCCCCAGGTAGCATCTGCAGCTGTAGCGGCACCGTCAGCCCGTCGCCCGCGCGGCGCATGCGGATCCGGAAGAACACCTCGCCCGCCATGAACACTTCGCGCGCGGCGCGGCGCTGGAGCCCGTAGAAATCTGTCAGGCCTTCGGCATCGGCCTCGTCGGTCCAGGCGAGCCAGAGGCGCTGCAGCTCCTCCTTGCGCGCGGCATCCCCGATCTTCGAGATCGGCTTGATGCCGTCGCCGACGGTGTTGGCGGCCCAGCTTTCCACCGCATTCACGGCATAGCCGTTGTTGCGCACGAGCCAGCGGGCGCGGGCGGTGATGTCTGGCCCGGCAGCCGCGATCAGAGCGTTGACATGCGCGCGCGTTGCGCGAAACCCGCGCAACCGGCGATGGTGCTGGCCGGCATCGAACCCGCCGATGAAGGCCCCGAGGCGCTGACGCCAGTTCATCGCGCTGGCCATCACAGGTCCTTCACGGCGAAGGGGCGCAACACGCGCCTGCTGGTCCGTTCCAGCGCCGCGATCCGGCGCTCGATATCGGCGATGGCGGCGGCCAGCTCGGCATCCGAGCCATAATTGATGCTCTTGCCGTCATAGCTGACCGAGCGCGTACCGCTGTAGCGCGCGGCCAGCAGCGCAGAGTGGCGGGCCATCAGATCATCGAGGGTCATCAATCATTCCATGTATCGGGGCGTGCTGATCTTCCAGCCACGCCGCCTTGGCGTCGTCACTTTCCCGGCTTGCGGGGCTGTCGGTTTCTCCGGCGCGGCATCCATCGCGGCAGCGGCAGTCTCCACCCCCGCCTGCTTCTCTAGCTGCCGCCACATCCGCTCGTCGAAACGGTCCGCGCCGAGGATCCACGCCGCCGCGCGCGCATAGACCCGGGCGTCGAGCGCCTCGTTCCGCTCACGCAGCTTCTGCCATTCCTGGCGGGCATAGCCGCGCTTGTCCCGGATGGTGACCAGCTGCTCGGCCACCAGCTGTTTCAGCCATTCGCTGTCGGCCCAGTCGGGCAGGTGGATCGTGCCGGCCGGGATGGGCTCATCAGGTTCCGACGGTCGCTCGATCCGCAGATAGCGATAGGTCTCGGCCTTGAAAGTCGCTGTCGCCACCGTCCAGAGCCGCGCCCCACGCTTCAGTTTGCGGCCGTTTACAGTGGCATCAACAAAGGTCGGCCCCGACACCGGCGTGGCGCGGTTGAAGCCTTCCATTCCCTTCACTGGGGCCACCTGTGCAATGCCCTGTTTGCGGGACCATGCATAGACGGCCGCGGACTCGTAGCCCGTGTCGATGGCGAGCTTCGCCAGCGTCATGAAGGCGCCGTTTTCGTGCTGCCATGTCTGGCTCAGCAGGGCTGTCAGCTTGTCCCAGCACGCCGGATCGTCCGGCCCGCCCGGAATGACGATGTGATCGACCAGCCAGCTTTCCAGACCCCGCCCCCAGGCCCAGACATCGACCTCGATCCGGTCCTTCTGCACATCCGCCCCGGCGGTCAGGAACAGACCGCATGCGGGGATCTGCGCCGGGAAGGTCACGCGCCGATCCGCCAGCCGCTGCCATTCGGGCGCCTCGCCGCTCTCGATCCAGGTCTCACCCAGCAGCGTGTTGCGCGCGGCGCGCAGCATTTCGTCCGACCCTTGCGCGGCCAGCCAGTCGCGCGCAATTTGCTCCCAGCTCTTCCAGCCGATCGGCGAATAGAGGGCAGACAAGTGGAAGCCGATGGCGTTCGGGTCCGCGCTGATCGCCGTTGCCCGCCATTCGCCGCGCGCGAGCATTTCGGTCTTGTGGTGTTCGGCGATGGGGCGCTCGCAACCCGCGCAAGTGTACGTGGCCGTTTCCGGTCGCCCCTTCGCCCAGCGCAGCCGCTCGAACTGCAGCCATTGGCGATGGCTGCAATGCGGGCAGGGCACGAAATAGCGCCGCTGGTCAGAGGCTTCGAACTCGCGCTCGATCCGGCTCAGGCCCCGGATGGTCGGGGTCGAGACCATGAACACCTTGCGCCGATGCGCGAAGGTGGTGGTCCGCGCCTCGGCCAGCGTGACCGGATCGCCCTCCTCGTCGGCCGAGGCGGGGTAGGCATCGACCTCGTCGAGAAACACATAGCGCGCGGGCATCGACCGCAGGCCGGTGGCGGAGTTCGCGCCGGTCAGCACCAGGATGCCGCCCGGGAATTCTTTTGAGAGCATCGAGTTCCCAGCATCGCGCGAGCGGGCGGGGCTGACCCGTTCCTTCAGGGCCGGGCTGTCTTCGATCAGGGGATCGATCCGGCCGCGCGAGGTGCGCTTGGCCATCTCGACGGTCGGCAGCACGGCCAGCATCGGCCCCGGCGCGTGGTGGATCACGAAGCCGATCCAGTTGTTCCCGGCCTCGGTCGCGCCCACCTGCGCCGCCTTCATGAAGCTGATCCGCTGCGCCGGGTGGCTTGGCGACAGCGCATCCATGATGCCGCGCAGATAAGGCGTGCGTGCCGTGCGGTACCGCCCGGGCTCGGCCGAGGCGCGCGAACTGAGCCAGCGATGCGTATCGGCCCACTCTGACACGGTGAGATCGGCATCGGGCCGCATGCCCCGCCGCCAGGCGCGCAGGATGTCCTCGGCCCCGTCGAAGCCGGGGTCGAGCCCCTCGGTCAGGTCGTGATCGTCTTCTCCTTCATGCAAGCGAGACCCGGAGGTCTGCGAGGGCGTCGAGCTGCTCTCGGACATGGGTTTCCAGCACCCTCTGCAGGATCGCAGTCTCGATCGTCACGGGCACCCCCGATGCCTTCTCCATCTCTGCGGACAATTGCGCGGCCATGAGGGCGGCCACGCGGGTGGGCCAGGTGACCCATGTATCGCGCTCCTGGCGCGCGAGGCGGAACACCAGCGTCTCGGCGCGCGCGCGGTCGACCAGAACGCCCTTCTTCTTCTGGATGGCGATCTGCTTGTCCTGCGCCATGTAGACGGTCAGCGCAGTGCGGGCCTTGATATAGGACGATGTCTCTCCCGGCCCGCTGATCATCCCTTCGCCACCGCCGCGCGAGCGCATCTGCTGGTCGGGATCGGTCATCGCGCCCCGGCGCGCATCCGACGCCGCCGCGTTGATCGACCCGTCGGCAAAGAGCACCAGCCGCCCGTTCTTGCGCGCCTTCTGCACCGCTCCGCGCGAGAGGCCGGAATGGGCGGCGTAGGCGCGTTCGGACATGCCTTCCATGGCGCTGCGGTGATCCTCAAGATATTGGAATTAAACAGAAATAAGCTGCTTATCCAGTTGATTACACTCGCGGATAGAGCGAGTCTGATCCCAACGAAACGGGTGCATCGCACCCCTTGGACGAGGATCGGAGCCAGCCATGCGCGCACAGGAGAGAATGGGGCACAGCTCGATGAGCGAAGGGTGGCGCAACCACACCAGCCCCGCGCAGGAGCGGGTGAACTGGGTGATGGACGAAGTGATGTCCGGGCGGATGAGCCAGGCGGACGGGATGGTCGAGATGGCCAAGGCCCAGGAAATGATGCGCGAGGAAGCCCGCGCGCGGACCACCCACCCCGAACACCGCTGGGAGGACTGACCATGGCGCGCCGCAAGAACTCCGACCCGACCGCCCAGCGCGACGCCCAGCTTCTCGAGATCGCCCAGCGCCAGTTCCACCTCGAGACGCTGGAGACCCGGAACTGGGACCGGCTGGATTTCCACGACGTCGCCGTCTGGGCCATCCGCGCCGCGCTCGAGGAAGCCTTCGAGGCCGGTCGACGCGCGGGTCAAGCCCAATCTCAAGCCCAATCCTGAAAGGACCAGACCATGGCCATCGCCATCCCTTCCGACACGACCCGCATCTTCATCGACCGCCAGCGCTTCGTTCAGGCCATGAGCGTGGCTGCGCTGCAGGGCCACCTCAATGACCAAAGCCTGAACGCCGAGGTCTTCGAGATGGCTGGCCGGGTCGGGATCGACTGCCTGACGATCGAACTGGCCGACGTCGTGCCAGTCCTGAAACAGCACGGCCTCATCTGAACCGCATCCAAGACGGAGAACCCCATGAGTACCCGCGCGCAGATTGCCATCCGGATCGGACCCGAGCAATGGGCCCACATCTACGTCCATTACGACGGCTACCCCTCGCACATGCTGCCCGCGCTGGCCCCGTGGACGCCCGAGGACATCCTCGCCGCAAAGGAAATCCGGCAGGTCCGCGCCGACGAACTCGACTGCTTCGACTCGCCGCGCCAGCCCCCGATCCTGCCGCGCCCGACCTGCGAACTCTGCCACCTATACGTCTGGCAGGACGGCAAATGGATCGAACTCGACCCCGAAACCCACGCGCCCGAAGGATCAGCGCCATGACCATGCCCTCCCTGAACTGCCTCTGCGAAGGCGAGACCCTCGACGAGGTCATCCGCCGCGAGTGCGCCGTCGGCTTCGACCTGCGCTTCTGCCGCAGCGTGGCCGTGTCCGAGCACGACCGTGACACCATCACCTGCGATCCGTCTGAGGCGGAGTTCGCGACCCTCTATGCGCTCACCGATCTGGGCGAGGCCATTGCGATCCACGATGCGGACCTGACCAGCGCCGGGGCGGACGAGGTCGCCGCCGTCGCCCGCGCGCTGTTCGTGGCCATGGTGAACGCCCGCCGTGATCCGCCCGATGCCGCCCAGCGCTTTGAGGCGGAACAGGCGGCGCTGATCGATCATCATCGGATCGAATGATCAGAAAGCACTGATATTACTCAGATTTGCCTACGATAATCGCCGCACCGGAGCGATGGTTGTCTCACGAAAACGCTGAAACTCACCCCAAGGAGCCCCAGCCATGACCACGCCTGCCGTACTGCCCAGCCGCAACCCCGATCACGGATTTTTCGGCACCCTGACAACTTGCCCCGAGCGCGACCGGCGCAGCGTGGAGGTCTGGGTGCTGGCCTCGACCCTGATCGCCAAGACCATCCGCGCCACCACCGAGGAAGAGATGATCGGCATCCGTGACTTTCTGGACAGCCGCATGGGCCGCCATTTCGCCGATGATGTCGTGGGCAACGTGGTGGGCTGCAAGATCGACAGCGAGACCGCGATCGGGTCCACCATCCGCACATGGCAGGACTGGCGCATCTCGCGCCAGCTTGAGCGCGACGAAGGCATCCCCGAAGGCATGCCATATCTGACCGGCTGGGTTCAGCATTTCGCCGTCGCGGCAAGCATGGCCGAGAGTGACTGACACAGCCCCGCAATCCCCATCACGACAGGAGGCGCAGATGCCCAAACTGACCGACACCCAGACCATCATCCTCAGCCGCGCGGCCACACGCCCCGGCAATCTGGCCATGCCGCTGCCCGAAGGCCTGCATGGCGCCGCCGCACAGAAGGCCGTGAACGCGATGATCACGCGTGGCTGGCTCGAAGAAGTCGATGCCAACATGCGCGAGAACGAGCCGCTCTGGCGCGAAACCGGCGATGGCCATGGCACCACGCTGATCGCGACTGAGGCAGGCCTTGCCGTGATCGGCATTGAGCCGGTCGTCGCGAACACCATGACCAATTTGCGCAAGGCTCAGCTGGCGCGGGTCTCTGCGCCAAAGGATGCAGCCGAAGCTTTGCGCGATCCCACCGCGCAGCGGACCGTTGCCATCCGCGCTGGCACCAAGCAGGCGGAGATCATCGCGCTCATTCAGCGACCCGAGGGCGCGTCCATCGCCGAGATCGTCGAAGCGACGGGCTGGTTGGCACATTCAGCGCGAGGCCTTATCTCGGGCGGGCTCAAGAAGAAGCTGAACCTGCCGATCACCGCTGAGAAGGTTGCGGGCAGAGGGACCGTGTACAAAATCGAGGCCGCCTGATGCCCCGCTTCACGGTCCTGATCACCCGCGATATGACCGAGAGCACCAGTGTCACCGTCGAAGCGGCGGATGCGAAGGCGGCGGCATCCGCCGCCTTCGCGGCCTTGTTTACCAGCAGCGATGCTATCTGGACCCTCGATGAAGGGTCCTGGAACAACGGCGATCCCTACATCACGGCCCTCGATGCTCTGGGCGAATGAGCTTGCCTCGATCGCGGCTAATCTGTCAGGCCGCGGTCGCAAAGCCCTCTGGCCGGAATCTGACCATCGCATCAGGACCGCGCGGGTCAACATCGAACAGGGCGGGGCGGGCGGTCAGATAATTCCGCCAGTTCTTTTCAGGTAAGGTGCTGATCTTGAGCCCGTGCGCGACATGCATTTTAGGCGCAAGCGCGGCGATGCGCATACCAGCACCCTTCTTGCTGTGTTGGGCAATCATCGCCCTGATTTTCAGATCCAGCTCGGTGACACCCGTCGGAACCTTGGGCACCAGTTTCACCGTCGGTTGCGCACCTAGTTCGACAAAGGACGAGCAACTGGCCCTGAACATGCGCGGGGCCTTCGCTTCTCCGACCCCGATGACCCGTGCGCCGAGTTCGCGCAATCGGACAGCAAGGTGGGTGAAATCACCGTCAGAAGTGGCGATGATGAAGCGCATGGCAGCCTTCGAATGTACAAGGTCCATCGCATCGATGGCCAGCAGTATATCTGCAGCGTTCTTGCCCGACCCTGCATGGATAAGCCGGTACCCGATTGCGCCGTGCCAGTCGGATGCCCGCTGGGCGTCCAGATAGGCCCGAACCACCATCGGATCACCATGCTGCATGGCGATGCCGAGGATGGATGCAGCATTCTTGCCGCTGATATTGTCGCCATCCACAAGCACTGCCACTGGCTGGGTCATGTTGCTCACCGTCTTCTGTGTTTCCATGCCTGTTACCGGAGGAATGCGCCCAAAATTCGGCATTTCCCATGGCAGCGCTTTTGTGTTGATGCCAGCATCAGAATTGCCTCCAGCGCTCGAACAGCCTGCGTAGCGCGTAGCCTCGAATCAGGGATATGGCGGTGAAGACCCCGCCCAGCGCCAGGTTCTCGCCAATGCTCGGGTGCAGGCCGAACCATGGGAACACCACGATCTGCGTGGCGACTGCCAGCGCATAGCCCACGGCGACATTGGTGATGGCCTCGATCAGCGACATGCGGCGCGACTGCATCATTCCCGCTTCCTCGACCGGCGCGCCGGTTTCCTGGCCTCCTCCTGTTCCGTGATCCGGTGGGCCGCTCGCCCCGTCGCCATCTCCCACCGCCGCACGGCGACGTCGCAATAGGCGGGATCCAGCTCGATCGCAAAGCAGCGCCGCCCGGCGCGCTCGGCGGCGACCAGCTGGGTTCCGGAGCCGCAGAAGGGCTCGTAGATCAGATCACCCGGATCGGTGAAGGCCGCCAGCACCGCCTCGGCCAGCGCCACGGGGAACACGGCGGGATGCGATCCGGCGGCGCCAAGTCCGCCTTTATGGCGCATGATCCGGAACACGCTGTCCGGAATGCGGTGGCTCTGGATCGCATTGCCGTAGCCGGTCTTGCGATGGACTGTGCCGTCCGTTCCCCGCAACCCGCCGCCGCCGAGGACCTCGCCCGCGTGCTTGCTCTCGACCGTCTTGTGCGGCTTGCGAGGCTGGCGGTTGAAGTGGAAGATGAACTCGTGCGACGGGGCCAGGCGGCCGTTCCAGTCGCCGGGCAGGCCGGGCCCCTGGTCCCAGACATACCAGCCGAACCGCCGCCAGCCCTGCGCGCGCATCCAGT